CGTTCTTGTTGAGGTTGATGGGGGTCAGGAAGTTCTTGGCCACGAGCTACTCCTACGAGAGATAGGCGGTGCCCGAGAAGGCTCCGCTGAACGACACCGTGATGGTGGTTCCGCTGTTGTACGCGACGTCACCTACGACCTCTTCCCCGGCTGAGTTGACGATCGTGATGTTGGGGACGTACGGCAGAGGATGGGTGATCACCCACACGTCGGACGGGGTCATCTGGTGGTGGGTGTAGCTCGCATCCATCGCCGACCCCGGTGTCCCCGGCGGACCAGGATCGCCCTTCGGGCCGGGAGGGCCGCGGACGATCTCGACGGTCTCGACAGCGCCTGACACGGACGACTGCGGGAAGCCCACCTCGACGTTGACCGTGCGCGTCACGTCGGTCGTCGGTGCGGTCGTCTCGACCGTCAGCCGCCTCCCCTTCGGCAGGTCGTCCTCGTGGATGCTCACTTGCGGAACACCACGTCGCCGAAGGCGAGCCGTATGCGCTCCGCATCACCGTCGAACCAGAAGTCGAAGGCGAACTTGGCCAAGGTGTTGGGGCCGATCTTGCGACGCACGTCCTCGGTGAAGGTGACCTTGAACTTGCCGGTCCACGTCTCGTCAGGCTCCTCGCCGGTCATGATCTTCTCGATCTGCACCGGGTACTCCTGCGCCCAGCCCCACGGGATCCAGATGCGCGCCACCGTCGACACGGGGTCAGTGGGGATGATCTCCTCGACCTCGTCGGTCTCGATGAGATCCTCGGTGATCTTGACGATGAAGTACGGGTCGACGTCGGAGTGATAGGGGCAGACCAAGCTGTAGTAGTTCTGCTCGTCTTCGGCATTGATCGTCTCGCCAGTAACGCCGTGGCTCTCACCCCACAACGGTTCGAGCGGGTAGACGTCGCCGATCGGTGCGTACGCCCAACCACCCGTCACGAGGTAGTCCATCGACCACGTACCGGGGCCAAAGACACTGCTGGTCATCGTCACCGTTTCAGTTTCCCACGCCGCCGTAGCTCGGCGGAGTTAACCAACGACGCAGGCGAGAATCACCGGGCCACCTTCGGGGTTGCGCTGATGCACCTCGATGTTGACGAGGCTGCCGGGGCACCACGCCCCTCCGCCCTCGCCAGGTGGACCCTGCTCGCCCTGAGGCCCAGGTGCTCCTGGCTCGCCGGGGCTTCCCGGCTCTCCGGCAGGCCCAGCAGGACCGGCAGGCCCGACCACGGAGCTTCCTGGCGGACCAGCAGGCCCGGCCGGACCGACGCTTCCTGGCGGGCCTGGTGCTCCTGGCTCACCGGCAGGCCCGGGCACCGGGGTGTTCGTCCCTGGCTCGCCCTGAGGCCCAGCAGGGCCACGCTCACCGGGAGGACCGACGATGCTCTGGCCGTCCTCACCGTCCTGTCCGTCGCTTCCCGGCTCACCGGGCGGGCCTTGCGCGCCGGTCTCTCCGGCAGGCCCAGGCTCCCCAGGAGCGCCAGCGATCCCATCGCTGCCGTCGGTCCCATCGCTTCCCGGTGGGCCAGCAGGCCCAGGCTCTCCGACGCTCCCGGGAGGCCCAGGCTCGCCCTGGCTTCCCGGCGGTCCCGGCTCACCAGGCTCACCGTCTTCGCCGTCGCTGCCGTCCTCGCCGTCGCTCCCAGGCTCTCCGCGCTCGCCCTGAGGCCCAGGGGGACCAGGCTCGCCGACGACCTCGACTACTTCGTCAGACGGAGGGATGGTTACTCCACTGGGCGGAGCCTCGACCTCGACGATCTCGGCGTCAGCGCTGTTCGTGGTGGCCAGCACAGCCGCAGTCGCACCACCTGTGCCGACAGACACCACCGCCAAGATGTAGAGCGGGAGGAACGGACTCATGGTTCTAGCGGAGGATCAGGAGACTGTGGAGCAACTGTCGTCGTCTTCGTCACCGTCGTCCCTGGTGGAGGTTGCGGGATGCTGTTCAGGTCTGACACCGATGACTTACCAGCGATCAGCCCGAGCAACGCTCCCAGGATGCCACTGACGAGCGACATCAGCGCATCGACGGCGCGGTCTGTGTTGGCGGTGCCCTCGCTCGTGATCTCGGTGATGATGATCGTCGTCGCCATGATCATCATCACCGTGACGACCACGAGTGTGAACGAGAGGATCATGATCTCGATCACGGTTCGACCCTTGAACATGGTCTACCGCGGAGGCGGATGTGTGGCAGCCTCGGCGGCTGCCAGTTCCTCCAAGGGCTGGCGAGGGACGGTCTGAGGCGAGACGAAGAGTTGAGTGACGAGGCCGTAGAGCGCCAGGGCGACGCCCGTGATGATGCCTCCGGCGACCTCACTGATCACCGAGGCGAGCAGGAGCACCGAGATCACCGCCTGGATGAAGCCGTAGACGGCGAACGAGATGCGCACGGGGTCGCGCACGAGCACCGATGACACGCCGGTCGGCGGCAAGCTCACCGCTGCAGGTGGATCCGGTGACGTGTCGATCGGCACCGGACCGGGAGGAGGTGTGACGTCAGCCATTGAGCAACTTCGTCCACGACTTCTGACCGCAGATGCCGTCAGCGGTCAGCCCCTTGGCCGACTGGAACTTCTTCAACGCCCCCTCCGTTCCCGACCCGAACTGGCCGTCGAAGTTGCCCTGGTTGGCCGGGTCCATGAACCCGTTGGCCGAGAGCATCCGCTGCATGCGCGTGACGTCACCGCCACTGGCGCCCTTCTTCAAGGTCTGCACGCCGGTACCGGTGTCCATGAACCAGTTCCACACGTAGTCGTCACAGGTGCCGTTCTGCGGACGACCGCCCGTAGCCAGGAAGCGGTTGAGCGCAGCCTCCGTCCCCGAGCCAAACACGCCATCGAAGTTCGCCGTGTTCTTCGGATCCATCTGCCCGGCGTAGGCGAGGAAGTGCTGGCACCGCTTGACGTAGATGCCTTGTGCGCCCTTCTTGATCGTCGACATCGAGTTGCACACCGTCACTGCCCAGTTGCTCGTACTGGGAGGTGTCGGCGTCGGAGTGGGAGGAACAGGGGTCGGAGTGGTACCTCCCGTGGGCAGAGGGAACGTCTTCAGCGTCCACGGCTGCGTACGCCACGAACGGGCCGCGGGGATCTCCGCTGGCTGGATGTGCCACGGCTCGTTCTTGCCCTTGTAGCCGGTCGTCGAAGGGATCTTGAACGAGCGCAGCCCGAAGCGGTGCAGTTGCGGCTCCATCCAATCCCACGACGGCACTGGCACCATGTCGATGGCCACGGCGCCACCGGCAGAGCCGTTGGCCGGGAAGCCCTCGTGGTTCGAGTTGCCGGGCTGGGCGAAGCCGGGCGGCGGTGGGTTGGGCTGGATGCGCCAGCCGGTGCCGACGCCGATGTGGACTCCCTGGGTCAGCGCGTACTCCATGAACGCACGGAAGCGCCGCCAGAACTCAGGGTGCAGGTTGTAGACCGTCTTCTTGGTCTCGTACTGCTGCATGTTGAGCATCGTCCCCATGCCAGCAACGCCGTTGCCGTCCTTGGCGTAGCCGTACGGGTAGGTGTTGGGAGGGACGGTGGCCATCAGTCGTTGTCGTCCTCTGCCTCTTCCTCGTCGCCTTCGAGGTCGGGGTTCTCGGGGATCTCGTCGTCGTCTGGTTCGAGCGTCTGATCAGTCATACCGACCAGAGTAGACGTCAGGTGTCATTGCCTGGGGAAGTACCCAGTTCGAGCGCCTCGACTCGGGTCGTTAGCGCTCGCAGCTTGCGCGCCGTCGACTGCCAGGCAGCGTGGAGGACCGGCATGAACTTCGACTTGTCCATGCCCCAAGCGGTCCACTCCTCCGGCGTCGTCTCCTCGTGGCCGTCTTCGTTCCAGTGGCGATTGGCAACATCGCCAGAGCCGGGAGTGACGAAACCGATGTCGATCGACATCGGCCATGCTGCCGCCACCCGCTGAGCGATGTAGCCGATCTCCAACACGTCAGGTGAGTCCTTGCGGTTGAACAGCACTGGCTCGACGATGGAGGCGACCCACTCCGCCAACTCATCGTCGATCTCGACTATGTTCTCCTTGACGTCTTCGTCAGAGGTCTCGTTGAAGGACATGCCGTTGTTCGCTGCGACGCGAGAGATGGACCCGATACCCGTGCCGTTGTAGGCGAACGACGCCGCCAACGTCGTTGCTCCCGTGAGGAAGCGCACGTCGAGACAGGCCATCACCGCTGTGTTGGTGACGACACGCAATCCGTACTCGCCGTACAGTTCGATGCCCGTCGTCGAGGTGCTCGGCGCCGTCTTGCCGCCGACCAGTGGCGGGTTGGCACCAGCAGTGAACCGGAACTGCTCCACACCACCAGGCATGAAGAGGATCGGTTGCGTCGCTGGGGTCTGCAGGCGCATGTAGCCGTCCTGCACGTTCCACAACCCGTAGGAACCAGCGATGTGTTGGATGTACCCAAGACGAGTGGTGCCCTCGTACCACCCGACGTGCGGACCGCCGCCGCCATCTCGGTAGATCTGCACCTCTGTCGTTGGATGCAACTGAACGTTGCCGTTACCACCGATGATGTTCACGCCACCCGTGTCAGCGGTCAGGTACGCGTAGTTGCCTGGGCTGATCCCGACATACCCACGACGTGTGTCTGTCTCGTCGTAGAAGGCGGTGTACGCCCAGGTGGTGGCGTCGTACTTGCTGAGCTTGATCAGTTCACTGATCGAGCCACTCGGGGCGATGGCCAGCCTCCCAGTCATCGTGTCGCCGGGGATGTTGACGTAGCGGTCGTCGGCCTGGGCGAGCCAGTCAGCGTTGACGGTGATCCACTCCGGCGGCTCGTTCTCGTTCATCGTCACGAGCACGCGCTCGCCGACGACAAGCTCGGGGATCTTCGCAGCATCGATCTGGCTACGGACGAACGGCGCCGCCTCGATCGGCTCCATGCCGTACGGCCCGGGCATCACGACGGTGGCCACTCCCGTCGCCGGATCGAAGCGACGTACCCGCGCCTCGTGGATGGCGAGGAGGTTGCCGCTCACAGTTCACGCTCCCAGCGCGACGGAGCAATCCACCTGCCGTGGTGCAACGTCGGTACCGGCCACTCGACACTGCGTCGCACCGCCAGCGTTGCCTCTTGGTCGTCTTCGTCACGGTGCAGCACGAGGTGTGTAGCCGAGTGCTCGAAGGATCTGGTGTGTGTTGCCTCGACGATGAACCACACCCTGCGCTCTGCTCCGTTGGTCAACGCCACCGTCGTGCCGGATCGCAGGATCGGTGTGAACTGCAACGAGCACGTCGCTCGCCGAAGGCGGTGACGGCGACGCTCGATGCGCTCCTTGGCGCTGAACGCATCCTCCAACGAATGCACCGTCTCCGGTGCGGGCAGTGTGATCGTCGAACCTTCGTTGGCGACGACCTCGAAGGTCTCCCCGAACTTGTCGATGCCAGCGAACACACGAGCCTCGAAGCCGATCGGTACCGGCTGTGCGCTGATCGAGTACTCACTGAGCTTGTTGACGTCATAGGTGTACAACGGGCGCATCTTGCGTCGGCGGATCTCCATCACCGGGTCGACGATGCGGATCACCACGTTGGTACCGATCAACGCCATGCCAATGTCGGTGGCCAGCCGGGAGAGAAGCTGCCAGTCGCTCTCCGCCGACTGCACGAACAGCGGGATCGTGTAGGTGTAGGTGTCCATCTCCAAGCAGAAGCCGTACGGGCGGACAATGTCCTGGGCGATCTCGAAGGGACGCTTGTCCCTCCACTGGCGCTCGGCACCGGAGCGCATCACGCTCGACGCCCCGAGCATGTAGCCAGCCGAGACAAGCTCCCGGTCACGCCCGGTGGACGTAGCGTGCGCATCGAGGTAGCCGTAGATCGTGCGCGTGTCGGACCCCTGGAAGGCGTTCAGCTTCGCTGGCTTCCCGGCGTACTGGGTCAACGCCGTTGACCGAGTCCCCTGCACCGAGATCAAGTCGTGCGATCCGCAGCGCTCCTCGACCATGAAGTCGTTGGCCTGCACGGTGAGGTCGCCGACGGAGAAGGTGTCGGACATCTCAGCCCACCGGGATCAGCGCCGTCAGCCCGTAGTTCAGATCGTCAGGACAGACGATGTGCGGGTTCATGTCGGCAATCACCCACCAGTCGAACGAGTTGCGGTAGTACCTGTCGGCGAGCGTCCACATGTGGTCGGCGGCGGACAACGTGTAGGTGATGTACTTCTGGTTGATCCAGAAGTGCGGGTTACGAAGCACGACGCGGACCTGGGTGCCGTTGCGGTGCGGCATCGTGGCGGTGCGCTCGTTGGCGTAACGGTCCATGCTGCGACCTTAAACCGCTAGCTGCGTGTTGGAGTTGACAACGCGATAGGTGTTCGACGTCGACCCGTCGGGTGACGTCGTCGTGGTGACGATGATGTTGCCGACACGACGAGACGTGGTCGTCGAGGCGTTCTGCGTGTCGTCGTCACTGGTGTTGGTGGTGGTGTCGTCGGTGGACGTGTCGGTCGTCGTGTCGTCGGCGCCGTTGAAGGCATCAGCACCGGACTCCGATGTCGTCGACAGCACTTGAATGCCGATGTCCATCTTCGCCTTCGTCGGCACGTAGTTGGCGTTGAACTCGGCGTAGATGAATCCGATCGAGGTGACGTCACCGATGATCACGAGGTTGGGGTTGTAGTAGAGAGCGACACGCCGACCCCACGCCTTCGACCCGCTCAGCCCCAAGTCGAAGAGGCGCTGGAACATGTCGGTACCGCTGCCCGGCTGGATCTTCATCCCAGCGACGTCATCGATGTTGACGAGCTTGCCGCCGACCTTGTTGTAGTAGGTCTCGTCGCCACCGAGGATGATGCGGTAGACGTCCCACAGATCCTTCTGCACACCGATGTCGGCAAAGACCGGATCGATGGCGTACCCGTTGAGCATCTTCTTGCCCCGGGTGGCGGCGGCGGTCTCGATCGAGCGGTCGAAGTACAACTCCACGCTCGTGTGCGCCGAGCCGACCATCATCGACGAAGCGGTGCCCTCGGTCTGCAGCGTCTCCGGCGGAGCGGAGGCAATGAACTCGATCGACAGGGCAACAGAGAACGGGTTGAACTGGAACTGCTTGCCCTGTGCGTAGCGGATCTTCTTCGGCGTCTTGATCGGGTCGGAAGACTGCGACGGCACTCCCCTGGCGGTGCCGGGACCAACGGGCTGCAGAGGTGTATCCCCCAGCCCCGCTGCCTCTAGCTCCTCAGCGGTAAGAGGGACCGAGATCCCCGACACATCGCGGGTGGTCGCAGCTTCGATGGCTTCCTGGCGCGCCCTATCCGCTGCGGAAAGGGCGTCCGCCTGTCCCTCCACGGTTCCCGTGGCTGCATCCCATCCCGGCGCATCAACATCGACCGGGTAGAGGTACCCACGGAGCAGGCCCATCTGTGCGTACGGACCGTTGCGGTTCATCCCGTACTCGATGCCGCTGTTGTTCAAGGCCGACTGCGACTGCAGCATCACCGGGACGGTGTAGCGAGGGTAGATGTAGTCGTTGTTGATCGTGTACGTGTCGTTGGCGTCGGTCACGCCCGCTGGGGAGGTTGCTGGTGCGTTCGACATCACATGTTCCTCTTTGCCGACACCTCGGCGTACTCCTGCTCGAAGGCGGGACGAACCGCCTTGGCCAACTGCTTGGCGTCGTAGACGTAGTTACCGTTCGACTGGATCGTCACGTTGACGTTGAGCGGTGTGCGCCCTCCACCGAGCGCCATCTGAGTACCGTTGCGCGGCACACCGCCCTTGGGCAACGCCAGCCCGCCGGTACCGGCCAAGCCGGTGTCGAAGGCAGCATCACCAAGCCCCATGCTGCTGATGATCGACCGGGCACCGCTCATGTCGGTGTTGTAGTTGTCCTCCATCCCCTTGTAGCCGCCCCAGTGGTGGAAGTTCGTTCCGTTACTGGACAGCATGTAGGCA